AAAACGCGGTGGCCTGATCATGGCGAAGGACAGCCAGAAAATCCGCGCGCTGCGCAACCTTGATGTTGACGGCGTGCGTATTGAAGAAGGCGCGGTGGCTGAAATCCGCCGCGACCTGGTCCCCGAACTCATCGCCCTGGGCGCGGTGGATGATGAGGTCGAGGAAGCGCCGGTGGCTGATGGGGATGAGGCTGCCGGCGCATCTTCTACCCGCGAACCCAAGGGCCGGCAAAGGGCGCCGACCGCTCTATGACCGCTTACTGCACCCCGCAGGATTTGATTGACCGCTTTGGCCAGAATGAGGTGGCGCAGCTTGCGCCATCCTTGCTCGGCCAGGTGGATACTGCGCGGGTGCAGCGGGCGTGCAATGACGCGGGCGATATGGTGGATGGCTATTTGCGCCCGCGCCACACGCTGCCGCTTTCGGCAGTGCCGACCATTCTGGTCAAGCTTTCCGCTGCCATCGCGCGGTTCGAATTGCATCTGGGCGGAGACCGCCAGCCGACCGACCAGGTGCGGCAGGACCGGGACCAGGCCATCGCCTTCCTGAAGGATGTTGCCGCCGGCAAGGCGGATTTGGGCATCACCAGCACGGGCGCGGAGCCCGCAGAAGATGCCACTGCTGTGCGCTTCAAGGCAGGCAGCCCAGGCGTGATTGAAGCCGATCTTGGCGCCTATCGCTGGGGTGGCCCGCTATGATCGGCGCGCTGGAAGACGCCATCATCTGCCGCCTGCGCGAAGCCTTTCAGGGCCGCGTGCGCGAGGTTGACCACAAGCCCGCGAAATTCGACGCGGAGGAGCTGCTGCGCATTCTAACCATGGCGCCTGCGATTTACGTGGCCTTCCTGGGCTGGCAGCGCAGCGCGCGCCTGCCCGGCAGCGTCATGACCACCTTCGGCATCTATCTGGTGGCATCCAATGCCAGTGGCGAACGCGCGCGCCGGCGCGGCGATGAAGCCACGATTGGCGCTTATGAAATGGCCGTGCTGACCGCCGCCACGCTGGACCGCTGGGTGCCGGAAGGCGCCGCGAGCCAGATCGAAGTGCAGAGCTGCGAAAACCTTTACGCATCCGTCTTCGAAAAGAACGGCATCACCGTCTATGGCCTGGTCTGCGATGTGCCGGTGCAAATTCAGGATGCCTGGGGTGTGCCGCAGATTGATGCTGGCGATGCCACCGGCGCACCGCCCACCACGCTGGATGATTTCATCACCTTCCACGCAGATCAGGACATTCCGCCCTTCGGCAATGTCGCCAAGCCCCCGCCCGCACCCACCAGCGGCGCCAGTCGCGCCGATGCTGTGGTGCGCGTCACCCTTCCCATCACGTGAGGCACCCGAGATGTTCGTGAAACCGTCCAAGCCTGACCTTTTGGTCGCAAACCCGGATGCCATGGCACCACTGCCGCGCTACCTGCCCGCCGAAGGCGCTGAGGTTGTTGAAAGTGAATACTGGCGTCGCCGGATTGCGGATGGCGACGTGATGCTGGCTGTGCCGGAAGCGGCGCCAGCCGCGAAAACCAATGGCGCGAAGAAGGAGTAATCACCCATGTCCGCTTCGATCAGTTTCAATAATATCCCGAATAGCATTCGCGTTCCGGGAAGCTATGTGGAATTTGATAATTCGCGCGCGCTGCGCGGATTGAACGATTGGCCCGCGCGCGTGTTGCTGATGGGCCAGAAATTGACCACCGGTACAGTGCCAGCCGGCGTACCTACCCGCGTGACGGATGCGGCGCAGGCGCGCACCTTCTTTGGTAGGGCAAGCCACTTGGCTGGAATGTTTGAAGCCTGGTTTGCGAACCCTTCATTGGTTGAAGTTTGGGGTATCGCGCTTGATGATCCGCCAAGTGGGGTGCAGGCAACAGTTACTCTGACAATCACCGGAACGAGCACGGCCGTAGGCGTTCTAAGCTTCTTTCTCGGCAGTCGGCGCCTAGCAGTTTCAATCCCGCTTGGGTCTACCGCAGCGCAGGTTGCCACATTAGTTGCGGCGGCCGTAAACGCTGTTCCTGACCTGTATTACACAGCGGCATCTGTTAGCGGTACTGTGACCTTGACCGCGAAGCATCGTGGCGAAATTTCCAACCAGACAGGAGTGTCTATCAATTATTTTCCGGGGGAAGTCACCCCACCGGGCTTGACCGCAAGCAGCGCGGTTGGTGTGTTGGGGACGCTGAACCCAACCATCACCACCGCCTTGGATGCAGTCAGCGAAATCTGGTTCACGGATTTCGTGAGCGGTTGGAATGACACGGTTAATGTGGCGGCATTGGAAGCACGCTTGGCCACCAATTGGGGCCCGCTGGTACAGCGTGACGGCCATGGTTGGGCTGGATTATTTGCCACGCACGCCAACTTGATTTCCTTCGGGGCTGCCCGAAATTCCCCGAACATGACCGTTATCGGCATGAACCAGTCGCCCTCACCGCCATGGGAATGGGCGGCCCAGCTTGCCAGCGTTTGCATTTCGGCCTTGTCGATTGACCCGGCGCGCCCGGTGCAAACCCTGCAGTTGCCGACAGTCCTGGCGCCATTCCCTCATTTGCGCTTCACTTATATGGAACGCGACCTGCTGCTGCGCGATGGCATCAGCACCTTCCGCGTGAATGATGCAGGTCAGGTGTTCGTGGAACGCGTGATCACCACCTACCAGACATCCCCTTCAGGTGCGGAAGACATCAGCTATTTGGATGTGGAGACGATCAAGACGCTGTCTTATATCCGCTACGATCTGCGCACCATGATCGCGCTGCGCTTCCCGCGCCATAAGCTGGCGAATGACGGCACGGCTTTTGCCCGCGGGCAGAATGTGGTGACGCCGGGGACGCTCCGCGCCGAAATCATCGCGCGCTTCAAGCAATGGGAAGAAGCGGGCCTGGTGGAAGGCGTGGATCAATTCAAGCAGGACATCATTGTGGTGCGGAACGCGAGCGATCCGAACCGCGTGGATGCTTTGCTGCCACCTGACCTGGTGAACCAATTCCGCGTGCTTGCCGCGCAAATCGAATTCCTGCTGTAATTTGAGGAGAACGGGACATGCCGCAATTCCTGGGCCGCGCGACCATTCGCGTCAATGGGCAGGTGATCGAAAGCGCCAAAGGTGCTTCGCTGGATGTGGGTGGCACCAAGCGCAACCCCGTCACCGTGGGCCGCGTGGTCGGCTGGTCAGAAGAAACCGTGCCCGCCATGGTCGAATGCGAAACCAGCCTGCGCAGCGGGCAATCCATCGAAACCTTCCGCCGCTTGGCCGGCGTGACGGTGATCTTCGAATGCGACACGGGCCAGCGCTACGTGATCAACGACGCGTTTCTGACCGATACGCCGACGATGAAGGATGGCGAAGGCGGGAACATCACCCTGAAATTCGCCGGACCTGCGGCTGAGGAAGTGCTGTGATGCGCGCCTCCATTCAGATCACGCTCAAGGAACCGATTGTGCTGCGCAGCACCGATACCGGTGCGGAAGTGCATCGCATCGCCACCCTGGAATTCCGCGAACCGCGCGCGGGCGATATGGCAGCGGCCATGGATGCGGGCGGCGCTGGTGGCAATGGTTCCATGATGCTGGCCCTTGCCGCGCGCTGCTGCGGCCTGACGCGGGCGCAGGTGGAAGATTTGAGCGTGGAGGATTTCTTCGCGCTGTCTGAAGTCGCCTCCGGTTTTTTGCAGCCTGGCCAGGAGACTGGCCCGAATGCTGCGAAATTGTCTGGGGCACCTTCGGCCTTGCTGCCGGGTGGCAGCGCTGGACTGCCGCAGAGCTTCGGTTCCTGACCAACCGCGCGGTGGAATGGAACCGCCGCATGGCCGCGAGGTAATCACATAAATGTCGGGCTCCCTCCGACTATCCATCCTGATCGAAGCGATTGACCGCGCATCGCAGCCCTTGGCGGCCTTGCAGGCGCGGTTGGGCGGCATTGCGGCGGGCATGCTGGCCGTGGGCCAGGCGGCGCAAAGGCTTTCGAATGTCAGCGGCGCCAGCGTGCTGGCCGGTGCGCTGGGGAATGTGGCTGGGCGCGCGCGGGATGCGGCGGGGGCGGTGGCGGGGCTGAGTGCCAAGCTGGCGATTGGCGCGGCGGGTGGCGCGTATCTGTTTAATCAGCAATTCGTGCGCGGCGCGGCGGATTTTCAGAATTATCAGGTGACGCTGGAAACCGTGATGGGTAGCGCGGAAGCGGCCCAGGAACGGCTGCAACAACTGACAGAGTTTGCCAATCAAACCCCTTTCAATGTGGGGGAGGTCGTGAGGGCGGGCGTTTCACTACAGACGCTTGGCATTCGTGGCGAAGCTGCCGAGATGTCGCTGAAGGCGGCGGGCGACGCGGCTTCAGTTTTTGGCGGCGGCTTGGATCAGGCCATAAATGCCATGAATGCCGTGCTACGCGGCGAGAATGATCCCATCGAACGCTATGGCATCCAGGCGCGCACCGAAGGCCGTGCGGTGATGCTTAGCTGGATCGAGAATGGCCGCCAGATGCGCGCATCTGCTGACAAAAACAGCCGTTCAGAGGTTGCGCGGATTACCGCGATGGCCATGGCAGGCGTGGCACCCGATGGCATGAGGCGCCGCGCGCAGACCTGGGATGGCATGCTTTCCAACCTGGCCGATGCCTGGTCCAACTTTACGCGAGCAGTCGCTACTTCCGGACCATTCCAATTTCTTCAGGACCAATTGAGAGACGTTCTA